CTTGAACCATCTCAGTCCAAGAACTATCTCTCCTCACAAATAATTGATCGTCATCTGTGTCGTACCACAAATCACCTTCGGTAACAGTTGCCCCAGTTGGGGCCGTTGTTCCCACTGCAATCTGTGTTGCGACTTCTTCAATAGCATCTTTCACATTTGTAGCAACTATATTTGAGCTACTGTGAGGAATCTTTGACGAATTTATTGTGAATGATTCAGTCGATTTCGCAACCGTCTGAACACCAAAACTTTTACTTGCTACACCGCTTGATTCTGAAGCCATTAGAACGGTGCAGTAGCCATATTTCTAACCACTACTTCTCCTTCGGTTTGTCTTGTATAAACAGCTGGGGTACTTCCATCATTTTCAAGTAAATCCCAGAAGCCTTCAAAATCATCATCAAGGTCTTCTGTCTTAATCCCATATACCTTTACAGTTATAGTAGGCGTAGCGCCTCCACTACCAGCTAGTGTTATCTGCCCAACACCCGCTTCATTAGATTGTGTAATCAAAATCTTACCAGTTGCAGTTTCCCCATTGAAAGCAGTCCCAGAAAAGTCCTTAACAATGGTGGCTTGATATGTTTTGGTATTAGGAGATGTAAAACTATAAAGAGCATCCATAGTTACTACTAACTCATAGTCAGCTCCCTGCACGAGTTCCATATTTGCAAATGCTCTCTGAGTCTCAGGCATTAGCTATTGAATATTATCGTGGTAATCATAATTAATCTTTCATTATTCCTATCTTCATTTTCATGTTAGTAGTAGCAGTTGCTACCCAGTTCCCACCGCTTCTATTGACTACGTGACAATATAAACTTGTAGAATCAGATGCTCCATGCACAGCTAACTGAATATTAGACTTAGTAGCTAACTTAGAGTCGAACATATCCACCCAATCACCAGCTACAATATTAACATGCCCAACAAAGTTAGCAAAAGCAGTATCAAGATTATCTACATCTTCACCTATTGATTTTCCTTCATCTTGCGTAATCGCATCAGATGCACTTGAAAACAATATGTCAACTGCAGGGCCTGTAGCCACTTCATCCAATAATACTATTGACTGAATCATCGAACGACCAGCTGGTATTGAAAAAGCATATGGTATCTCAATACTTTGAGCTATGACCTTATTATCACCTATCGTTTCGGCGTCAGTAGTAAGAGTAACTGTGATTACGTCTAACTCCTTCTTATTATCCCTTTCTTGAAGGGAATATTTATATAGATTCGTTTGCGCCATTTTATTGTTCTCCAGTTGTTAACTTACTATCTTATTGCATATGGACTCATAGTTCCACACATCAAAACCTTTCGTTTATTACTCTCGTTGTCGCCAGCCTTTTTATAAAATTCTCTCATATAATATTCTTTGCCTTCAATATTGCCACCCTGCTCAGCTAACATCGCTCTAACATAATCAACAACAGCAAGAGTTAATAGCCTACTTAAATTTATATAACTCGATTCTGTTGGTGAAGCATCTTCTGATAGACTTGACTCTGCAACGCTCTCAGGATCATTTGATGTAAAAGGATTAGATATTGACGTATGTTCAATACGAAGACCGTTAGTAATCGCCTCAGGCGGGTAGACAAGAAAGTTAGATTTAGCATCACTAAACAGCTCACCGCTAGTAGTGGGTACATTATCATCAAACCTCCTAATTTTCCATAAATGAAGCTTCCGACCTTGTATATCATATACCCAATACCTATCTACAAACTTGCTCACGGAGACGTATCCTCAGTTACAAAGTGGTCACCGGAGATACGTCTAATGGATTTATACTTATCATCATCTTCTGTGTCAAGAACAGAGACACTATGGATACTTACAAACCCAGCTGGTAAGTCATAATCTCTCTGATTCTGCACAATATTCTGCTTAGTAGCTGTAAGGCTATCCTTATAATTAGATTGTAATATGTTAATAGCATCTTTTACCCAAACTATCATAAGATTTGTATCCGTAGAGCCCACTCTTTCCATTAATTCTAATACCTTCACTGTGTACTCCTCTGTTCCTCACTTCTCTGGGCTGCCTGTTGCTGAGGTGGAGCTGAAGCCGCACCCGTTGCAGCCGTTAATTCACCTAGTGCCCATTGATATAAAGTTGTACTCCTTTGAAAATCTTGTTGTGATTGCTGAGTATAAGCCTGAGATGTCTGTAATCTCATCTGAGCTTGCTCTAAACTCTTCTTTGCTGCGGCTAATCCATTAGTAAATGTGGCTGTATTCCCCTGAATCTTAGCCTGATAGTCTTGAAGAAGCTTGCTTACAGTAGCCTGATACTCTTGAATCCTCATAGTATTGTCTTGTATATACTGAGTAACCTTTGCCTGGAACTCTGTAACAGACTGTTGAGCCTGAGCTGTGAACGTCTGAATAGCGGTATCTCTTTCAGAAACATAAACACTTACTCTAGCCTGAGCGTTTGCTGAAAATTCACCAACCTGAGCCTGCATTTGTTGTATTTTCGCGTTTGATTCAGCTTGATATGCACCTAGTGCATCTTGAGCATCAGCAATCTGAGCTTGCATTGTCTGAACTGCATCCGCTTGTTTAGCACTATATGTCTTGAGTTTAGTATCAGCGTCACTCATAAGTCTCTGTAACTCAGCCTGCCACTTAGCCACATCTTGTTGAAAAGCCTGAATACCCTTTTGAACCTCTCCAGAATAGTCATCAAGTAATAATTTTTCTTTTGCTATAGCGGTCTGAGCCCTCTGAATCTCTTGAGAAGCTGTAGAAATAACAGCCTGCAGCATTTCAGAGTCTTCTTCATTAAGTAAATCTTCTGCATCCTGGTCTAAACCACCCTCGCCAGCTGCATTATCTATTAAATTCTGAGCCTTAGTTACTGCATTGTCTATAACAGTCGATGTAACTCCATGGTCTCCAGGTAAATTAAGGGTTGGCAAGTTGCTACCATGTGTAATAGAAGTTGGTAATGCAGGTGCGGAGTTAGGTGGAGCTGAGTATGAAATAGTTGGTGTAGGAGCGGCTCCTATACTAGGATCATCCGTAGAAAGAGTCCCAATATCTAATGTCCCAGTAAAAGCAAAGGTTGGAGGATCAAAATGTAGAGAGCCAGAAGTAAACTCAGGAGCAGTACCACTAAAACTAAAGCTTGGTACACTTGGTGCCGACGGAGCTGAATAGGCTGGAACAGCACTATCATACGTTGCTAATAGAGTACTGACAGTAGAAAGTTCCGTATTTGCAGAGGTTTGCTTTGTTTCGCTCTGTCTTAAGAAATCAAGAGCACCAGCATACATCAATACTATATTCTCCCATTCAACTAGTACCCAAGTATCAGTATTCTCATCTACAAGAGGAGGAGCAGCGTAAACAATATTACCAGTATTCGTAGAATCTGGATCAGGTTTTATAAATATCTTGCCTTCAAGCTTATAATATTTAGGAAATAATGTGGTTGCGCTAAACAAGGAACCACTATTTGACTCAAAAGCATACGCAAGATGGTCAGGAACTTCTTTGGCAAGTCGTTTATTACTTGACTGATTCCTATATACAGCTAAAATCTTATCATAAGCTATACCACTCCCCGTACCAGCCGTTACTTCTGATGTGGAAGCAACTGACCATAAGAACTTCTCAGGAAGGGAGCTTACGACCCATTTAGAGGCTTGATTGAGGTGTTCTACAATTACCCGTGATTTGCCACCGCATCCACACAGGTTATTGACTTTTTCCCAGAGCTTCATCGTAGTTTATAGGGGAAGGGCGCCCCCTGCGGAAAAGGAGGAGTAAAACCACAGGGGGCATGTAAAGCCCAAACCTCTATTTACTTCCAAACGACGTGCGATTCAGGCATTGACCACTCGAATCCAGCTTCGGTGAGGATCATGTCGACTCTCTTGTCAACACCAGAGTTCTCTAATGATTGAACTCCGACATAAACAGAAGTGTCTCTATTCACACCGTTACCTACGAGAGGACGATACTTCACGTATCTCATGTTGATCCCGAGGATTTTAACATCGGAACCATCAAGGTGTACGTTACGAGCAACATTCATATCACCATAAGGTGTAGAAATTGTCGTAATATCAACGCCAAACACTTTACGTTTGCCAGCCATGGCAAAGTCAGCTCTACCTAATGCGCTATCGCTAGGGCTAGGAGTGCTAGTACCAGAACCAGGATTAACCATTCCAACGTTATTGGAAAAGTATCCACTTAGCTTGTGCATCCAGTTGTACGTTGCCGTATCACAGAAGAACACAGTAGCGTTTGCACTGTTGTACCTTGGGTCAAGGAACTTAGACATATCGTCTAGGAATGAATCAGATGACTTAGTCGCGTGATCCAAAGCAAAAACGTTGCCATAGTTAACTATATAGTCAACAGCTCCCTGGGTATACCAGTATTCTTTAGAACTGATAGTTTGTTTACCCTGTGACCCATAAAGAGCAGCTTGCTCGATGTCCCACTTATGAGCAACTAAATGCTCACGCCAGACACGTGCAAACTCATTCGGGTCGTACTTCAGAACAGTGGCTCTTGCTTTGTTCGTCATTCCAAACTCATCACGGAATGTTTGAACAAGACCAGAACCTGTGCTGTAAGGCTGGTCATCCCAAGTAGAACCAAGAAGACTTGATCCTTCCTCGTATGAAGTACCAACGATATGACACTGTGTTGAAGCCAGTTCGGCAGGACCAACAGATGTACTAAGAGCCAGTGTAGTGGAAAGCGTAGTAGCATCTTCAAAAGAAGTTAACTCCGTTTTCCCAGAGCCAGCAGCTTTGATACATGTTCCATTTATTTGAACACATTCCTTGCTAGCAACATCAGCTTGATCGTTATCTACTGTCTGCACATGTACTAAAATGTAATCCTCAGCGACACCATAACTACCAGTGTCAGAAACAGGAATACGTATGATTTGATTCTGTAAAAAGAATCTCGGTTTTGTGCCAGATGCACCGACAGCTACTGCATTACCAATACGACTACCAATGTTACCAGCTGATTTATAATCAGCGGATACATAGATTTGTACAGCGCCTCCTGCAGCAACAGCTGCGTCTGAGGTGTTTACAAGTGTCGCATCGTCTGTAACGTCAGCGGTACCATTATGAAAACCGATTACATACCCGTACCGCTTATGAAACGAATTACGTTTCTCCGTGAACTTAAATTCCGGATCATCGGTGGGGGATTTCGCTACTTTTGAAACGAGTCGGAAAAAAGGGTCTTGCGCAATTGCAAGCTCGGAGAGTCTATCTCCGAAATTATACTTTCTCCGCAGATCGCCTGTGTCAAGAGGAGTTCCGCCACGCGGATGATCGGTTTCAGTCCATCCACTTTGTGCGGATAGGGCTAAAGGTGTTGAAGCCATTTTCAACCTCCATTAGTTTATTAACCAAACAGATTATCCAAATTGTTTTCAGACCCTGCTATTGCATCAAACAGGTTATCATCTATGGATTTAGTTGGCTCTGGAGCTGATCCAGCATTGGCAAGAGACTGAGGCTTTGTTGATGCTTTACGCATCTGGCCCGTTACCTCTTTCCGTGCTTCTGTGGCTATATTCTTTTCCCTTTCTGCCCTTCGCTTGAGATATAGTATATCATCAAGCTCTAGTGCTTTATTCTTAGCGAAGTCAACAAATTCTGTCCACTCACCATCAGACATTTCGTGTTTCGTCTTAAAGGCTGATTCATCGGCTGTTCTGTTACTCTCAGCTTTTTGCTGAGCCATAGCAGAATTGAGCCTTTGCTGAACAATACCGTCAACTGTAGCGCCTAATAACTTACCAGAGTCGGAACTGGGATTAGAAACAGCATCATCAGGATCAAATACAAAGTCTTCACCTAGATTTAACTGATCTTTTACGCTTACAGGTGTCTGTCCACCACCCTCAAAATAATTCCTCACATGTTGAATTAAATTGGGGTCTTCTTTCATAGCATCAAGAATAGGCATATAAGGCTCAACAGATTTTACTTGATCGTTGAGTCTCTTTGCCTCCTTACTTGAAGCCGCGTAACGCTGTTGAATATCATCAACAGACGCCTCTTCTTGCACAGGGCTCTCACCTATATTGTTATTTACAGGCTCTTCGGAGGTTGCTGTCTGAGAAGGTTGTTCGGTGCCAGTGCCATCATCATAGACAGCACTGTTGACCGACTTGTCTAGCTCGAGGAAGAACTCGTTTACATTAAAATCACTAGACGTGTCAGTAGATTCGCTTTCAGGGGCCACGGCAGCTAGAAATTCATCGTTACTATCCATGACGTTGCTTACTTGTTCATCAGCCATAATTTATCATCCTTAATTTATCTATTTTTCCTTATCTGTGTCAACAGCTTTTAATCTTGAGTCCATTTCACCCCTGAACTTCTCAAATTCAGTTTTTAACATGCCTCTCAAGACTTTCTGCTGAGCTTCCGTTTCAAGAACATCCTTTCTAATTTCAGTATCTGCCGTCATTACTTTTTGTTTAATTCCAGCCTGTACCAGTTGACGCTCAAGTGTTTCTATGGTTCCTTCCTTATCTTTTAAATCCTCTGTCATTGATTCTACCTGACCTTGAAGCTGAGCATAAAGAGACTTACGTTCAATAATCTTCTCTTTTCCTCTAATATCAGTCTCAGCTAACATGGCTATATCATCAATAAGACCAGCCTGGAACCATTTAAAATATTCTTCAATAAGTGCCCATCTATTTAGAGGTAGAGTAGCCCCAGCCACCATACGGACATCAAACCGTGCACTTGCATAATCCTTAAATTTCCCGATAGCATTCCCATAATCATTATAAATGGGTATATTAATTCTTACTTCCTTTTCCTCAGAATCACCAGCCTGTGGTTGGACTATTCTAAAAACTTTATCAGATGAATAGTGAGATTGAGCAACTTCCTTAAATACATTACCTAAATGTTCAAGTGAGGGTTCCACAGTATTATTCATCCATGCTTTTAACCTACGTGTACCAAACTCGTCATTAGCAAGTAACCCTCTATATGTCTCAGCCTGTTCACTAGTAAACCCCATCATAGCAGATGGCACACCAGATATATACTCAGCATCAGTTTTACCTTCCTGAGTAATAGTATAAAAAGCATTATTGATTGGAGCTGGAAGAACAGGCTGTGGGACGGCGAATCCCTGCCTATACTTTAACAAAGCCCCAGGTGCTGTAGCGTACTGTTCCCATTCTTCCTCATCAACACTACCTTCTTCATAAAGCCATCTCATATTAGAGGATAGATTGGCATTATGAATCATTATCTGATGCGCCTTATTTATTTCTCTTTGCTTACCCACAAGTGGCATCACAGCCGACATGGGATAAGGAACTCCAGTGTATAAGTATGGAATTGGAACTATAGGATAGTTCTCATATGGCATTTCATATTCATACAAGAATTGATCGCTAACAGTACATGTTAATTTAATATGAGTTTTATAAAACTGAACATAATCTACAATATTTTTACTCATCTCAGGATTCTTCTGAAGAATCTGAAATTCACTTTCAGGCATTACAACCTGTTCCACCTGCGTTTTCTCTTCTTGAGCTCGACTCTGCAACATTTGTTGATTCTGCTCAATAGCCTCCTGAGTTTCTTTCTTGGCTTTTTCTAATTCTAACTGGGCTCGTTCCTCTATAATTTCCTCAGATTGAAGCTGCTCTTCAATAGATTGCTGTGCCTCCGCAAATCGGACAGCCATTTCTTCTGCAAATTCCTGTTGCTCCACAGCTACTCTCTGATCTATCGCAGCCACTTGAGCAGGATCAAGAGGAACCATTAGAAATACTGTTACGAATGAGACCTTTATCCTCTCATAGCACTCATAATAATCAAGGAGATCATCGTCTTCACCTTCAAGAGTAACCCCTAAAGTAACATCTTCTGGAAGAATGTTTTGAGCATCAGACCTGTCAGCCATCGAATACTGAGAAATCTGACCTATGCTACTCGCGGCTTTTATCTTACGATCCATATCAGGCATCATCTTCATCAACTGTGTTCTCGCGAGAAGCTTCTTAACCATAATATAAGATGCGTCTCTAAATAGAAAATCTCTAGAAGCTGGGTCAACATATACATCATATGGGTCAACACGGGAAAAAGTAACTTCACCCATACCCATATCAGCATCTCTATCTATATCTACTAAGAAATAACCAATTCCCTTAGTAAGAGCATCAAGAGCAACCTGACCATATAATGACTTACCATTAGAGAGATACCAACAATAGTCAGCTATATCAGAATGAACTTGAGCAACATCAACATCTGATCCCTCAGCACCAACAGCCTTCCATTTAGGATTATTAGCCGTTACAAAGTAACGCATTATTTCTATGATTGGAAGAATCCTATTAATAGTAAATGTAGGCATTCCAGCTTCTTCAATATCAGTCCTCTCAGTTGATGTTAACTGTTCACCTAAATAAAAGTCATATCCTTCTTGACTAAGGCCCTGCCATCTTTGTCTATGAAGATTATTAGTCTTCTCCCAAAGAGTCTTAATCGTTTCAGCTCTTTCTTTATTTGATTTTCTACCTGGTTTTGCCATTATTCTCTTATCTCAAAGTGTGGAAGGTCATCGAATTTATTATCCTTCACTTGCGTATCTCTGTCCCAGTCACCGCCCCAACGTATCTTCAATCCCATTTGCGACGCGATGCCCAGAACAAAACCACCAAAGTAATGAAACCTATCACGGTCGCTCCAGTCGATAGGGTAAGGAGCCACATCCACGGCTTTTGAAGGACTAGCATTATGATTACCATCAGGATAACGAAGCTTACTTCGTCCCTCGTCAAACGCTTTATTCTGATCTGCCTTACCTCTATGACCTTGGATTACAGAACAATCAAAGTGTTTTACTACTTCTTTAAAAAGGTCTTGTAACCTATCATCGCATGTTGCAAGCCTCTTTTTAGATCGAGACCCAAATCTAGGCATTTAAGCTGGGTCTGATTTCTTAGCTCCGCCCCTAACTATCGCTTTCTTTGCTTTCTTAGGGCCAGCTTTTGCACAACTATAAGTACGACCGTCCCAACTAAAGCTCTTTGCTCCACCAGAGCATCCAGCTTTAAAAGCTGATCTAAAACTCTTAGCTGCTTTGGTTTTCTTGCCATACTTCACATAATCAGGTCCTTTCGGAGTAGTCACACGTTTTACCGCTCCTCTACGAACCTGAGTATCTGCAGTTGTTCCAATAGCCTTAGCTCTTCCCTTTTTCGTACTAATGAGACCAGTGCCCTTAGCTCTTTTACCAGCTTGTGCTCTTTTGTCTCTCGCAATTGCTTTTTTGCCAGTCTTCTTGAGTTTTCTTTGCCGTCTTCGCTCTTTACTTTCAGCGTCAAACGGGTTCAGCTTCTCCGCAACTTTAGAAGCAGTGCCCTTAGCCTTAGCAGCAACTGCCTTTGTCTTTGAAAAGGCTGGTTTCTTTTTCTTTTTCATTGGTCCTGTTCCACTTGCCATCTTACTATTCTCCTATTACTATCGTGATTCCCATAATTTGGGAAGTTTTATTCTCTTACCTACATCCTCTGCTTTATATATCTTATGTACAAACTCCTCCAATAATCCTTCTGGAAATTCTAATTCTCTCGCCCCTGGCATTAATATACCCCTACTTCCAACATCCTCTCCAATTCTACCTAATGACCTCCAATCTGATCCACCAACAACTCTATCTATTAATTTATCCTCATCAATTCTAAAATGTAATAAAGTTCCTCCCGATGGGGGATTATTAAAAAAGTTATCATAAATATCCCAGTTGCCTGTGTATGGGGTGCCCACTATTTCTCTCTCAGCTAATTTTCCCAAAGAGGCTGAATCTTGATACCCAGAAGCTATTAAAGGACTCTGAGTACCATACAATGACCCTTTATATCTTTTCCCACCACGATACACATTTCCTTGTCTTTTAAAATCTTTATATATCTCTACTGGATTACGTACGTCACCTCTAAAAATATCTATTTTACCAGGTTCCCTTCCCTCAGAAAGAACTTTAAGAAGCTTACTACTTGCTCTTTTATTAATCTTAACAAAAGCGCCAAGACTTCCTATCAATGGAACTGCAGCTAATATTGACCATAAAGAGTCTTTAATATTCCCTTCACTTGCATATAGAGCAGAATCAATTAAATCAGCAGCCACACCTACACCCGGTATCATTCCCGCTGTCATTAAACTAGCGTGTAATCCCTTAGATATATTCTCTTTATTTATTCCTTTAGGAGCTACAGCCATTTATGCAACCACCCAAGGCTTAGCCTTTCGTTTTGGTTTGAACCATTTCTTCTTATTATCCTTGGACCTCTTATAATTAGGGGGAAATGCGTGAACATTTGCGTAGTATAAACTCTCGATTGTATCATCATGGGCCATTCTCGGACCAAATGTAAGAATTTCATGCTGTAAATCAAAGTGATTGTCCCTTAAATACACTGTTCCCATGCTGAATCTACCGCTTAATCCGCTAAAAATACGGTTTCTTTTCTGAGTTCCGCCTGGTTTTTCGGGTATAACGGCTATATCAAAGCGATTTAGGCGTCTTCTTTCATCATTTAATGACTGGAAAATAGACCTATTCATCGCCACATCCTCTACAGTAGACGATGTACAGTGATATTTATTGTATAATTTGATGATTATGTCTACAACACCCTCTTTCCCTATCAATTTACCATCTGGATTCTTTGACCCAACGGTTGGGATACTTCGATGCCTTTCATATTCGAGAATGTATAGGTTATTATCTGTATCCACACCCACAACCATAATGACACTATAATCAGATTCTTTAGTATCAATGTCAGTAGCAGGGTCACACCCGATAAACGTATTGATAGGTTTCTCTTCTTTGTCTTGTACGAGATAGTTAACCCCATCACGGTGTTGGTAGTATCCTTCCCACTTTTTGATGTTTTCCCTCTTCCACATAGCATCTTCTTCACTCATAACCTCCATCATATATTCTTGATAGAACTTTGACGGCTGGCCAGAGTCCCGATAGAACTGTTTCTTCTCTTCTAATTTCTTTTTCCCGAAAAAAGAAGGCCATAGAGTCCCCCCATCTTCGAGAAAAGCCTTATATGTAATAACTTTCCAAGCGAATTTTCGACCCGCCTTTGTCGCCTTTTCATAATTTCCAAGAAGGTTATTAATAAAACTGTCAAAGTGTACAGGAGTACCGTTAACACGGAGCCTACCAGTATGAGGCTCCAGAGCAGGGTGTACAACGGCAGTAACAAGATTCGCATTTTTAGCCCTCGCTTCAGGAGTTATTGTATTCGCTTCATGCTCGAAATCATCGAGCACGATAAGATCGTATCGCTTGTGGAGCTTTGCTCCACCGCGGATACCAGCGACATTGCTTTTAGAAATTAGTTTACACCCATTTCTCGTCTCAATGTCTTCCTCTGTCCATTTAGAACCTTTCATAGGCCCAAAGTAATATTTAAGTCTATCATTATACTCAAAGTGGTACCTAACATAATCCATGTTACCAACAGAGAGTTTCTGGGTAGCGGATACCCAAGCATAGAATCTCAACTCATCGGCAAAGCAAAAGTCTTTTAAGATGGAAGCCTTAGTTAAAACGGTCTTGCCATGACCACGTGGAACAATAATAGCCAGTTGCTTACATTCCTTGTCATCTATGGAGTCTGCAATCTCGTAGTGGAATGGTGGGGTCTCAGACCTCTTAAAGTCGTCAGGAAGAAATAACTTACCAAAAGCAATCAGGTCACTTTTCGCTAGTTCGAGTATCCCCTCCGCTTCCGTCACGTTCTGGCTGTTCACGTTCATACTTTTTTGTCAAGTACTCCTCAAACTCTTTTGAATGTCCCATGTACTCAATATACTCTCTGAGTTCTTGCTGTTGAATGAGTAATATACTGTACAACCTGTCCATTCTAATCCGTAATGATTTAATTGCTCTAATAATATCATGCTTCGATATGGTTGTCTTTTTCTTCATGGCCTACTAGCTCCGGTATTTCCATGTGCTCTATGATAGTTTTAATCCACATATGTTTTACAACATCTTCACTATTGCCCTGTATTATTCCTACTATACTTATCTCTTCTGCGATTCTCTTTAATTCAGATATAGACTCACCAAGATTAAGACCTGACGGATCATACCTCTCAGATTCAATCTTCTTTAGTTGGTCCAACAATTTATATCATCCTTATCAAATTCAATGGTTACCCAACCTGTTCTCACAACTGGGTAAATCGCATATCTCGCATATTCTGCATATCTTAAAAAACTTCCTCCTCTAATGTACCACCGTCTGTGCAACGATTCCTCATTGTCTACAATCTTGATTGAATCAATAGGCTTGGCATAGAGTTGGTGGTTATGACCTAAGAAGAATACATCTCCCTTGCTATACACAGCAGCCAGCTTGTCAAGCTCTAAATCACCATTCTTAGCTCCACTATGACCATGACCAGTTACAAGATTCCAAGTGCTACCCTTAACAGTGATGACTGAGTATCCTGGTAACTTGAAATATGGAACACACAATTCTCTTGCTATCATCCTACTTACATCATAGTCAAGCATCTTAATACTTCTAAGATAATCGTGATTACCACCTCTTATGAATAAACACTTGTGAATAATCGGTTTTATGATGTCAAGAAAAGCAAGATGTTGTTCATCTGGGCTAATGTGCTGACCACGCTGACTAATCTTGTAATGAGGGGGGATACATTCTATCATATCTCCATTACCAAACCACATAGCATTATCATCTTCATATATAATCTGAACAGCTTCTTGAAACTTCTTTAGATCAAATTCCCTGGCCCCAACATGCATATCAGTAAGACCATGAATACGAACTACTTCATCAGTTTCGTACGTAACTATCTCACCAGGAGATACCGTCTCCTCTTTCTCAGCAATAAAATCAACTATCGGGATAGTAAACTTTCTCTTACATCCCTGACATTCATATACCTGAACGTCATGCTTAGTACTATTTTTCCTTACGCCATCTTTATGTACTCTTAAACTAGAGCACCTCGGACATATCACCATTTTCTACCTCCAGCTTTGGTCTTGCGGCTTCTTCTAACTCGTCAGGAGAGAACTCCTGTACCATTCCATAAATACCCATCTCCAGATTCCGCGTCTGAATACCTCCAACAGTTCCAATAGCTTTTCCAAGCTCCTTAGTACTCTGAAGAACTATGTTCTCATCATCACTGTTCTCTACCAAACACTTAAAACTTCTCAAAATGTATTCGTGGTCAACACCAAGAGACTTCGCTACATCAAGAACAGACTTCTCGACTTCTTTCATTACACGCTCCTGTTTAAGTAATACTATTCCCTTTTGTTTCGCTCTCTCATCAGGGATGTTACCAAACGCATCTTTATAAGCACTGACGACTCCCTTACCAATAGCCACACTCGTGGCAAACATCTTCTCCTTCTTTGTTACTTTTTTGCGGGTCTTAACGGCTCGATTAGGATTCTTATGTTT